TATTTAGTGTAATCGTTTACAACTAAATCATTTGGATAAGGTCTGTGGATTCTGTCTCCATATTTCAAGTCAGGTTGTTCTTCGAAAGAACAGATTTGTGTAGCTACTAGAGCATTTCTAGTTAAATATTGAATTCTTCTACTCCATAGCTCAGGTATAAAAGCATCTAAATTTTGTGCCATCTTATTATAAAAAATAATCTAAAAGGTTTTATCTACCTTTCCTTGCTTTCCACCAGTCATTGAATTCTGCATCTGACATTTCTTTCCAGCTCTTCTCAGGCTCTGGCTCTTTAGTAATACCATCTACTCAAGTTGAGCTTTGTTGTTGTGGTAGCAATTCAGGTTTGTTTTTAGCTAGATATAACTCAAAGGCAGTCTTGGCATCCATTCATGTATACTGTGCCTGGATTTTCTTAACTTCCTCTCTAAACTCACTAGCTGTAGAGTTTTTTTGAAAGAACATTTCCTCTTTAACCTTTTTATCGATGTAGCTATCATCGATTTGGTATTGAGCTTTTTCTTTCTCCTGTGCCTTAGCACTCTTAAAGCGAGATTTCCATTTCTCTACATCAGCCTCGAGCTTTTCGCATCTGGCTTTGTAGTCAATCTCTCATTCTTCTTCATCATCAGTAGTCTCAACTACTGTTTCCAGTTCTTTTTCTTCTGGCATTCTGTTAATTGGTTAGTAATAAAGCATCATAACCTTAGCTAGAGTAGATTTGTGTTGCATAAACCTACAAACTGCGATTATGTTAGGTATTTAACCTCTATTAAATGGCTCTCTTTAATGGCTGAATTCCTTTCCACTATATAATGACAAAAACTACATAGCTTGCTTAAACATATCCTCGATTAATTCTGCTTGTTGTTCTGATTCCATCTCTTCAATATCTTCATCAGCTTTATAATCAGGATTCTCTATTAATTGTTCTGGTAGCTTTTCTACTACCCATGCTAAACATCTCATCTCAGCTCTTAATAAATCTGATTGAGTTAGATTAGAGTCTTTAACATCCATACAGTCTCCATAGATAATCTTATTACCTATTGCTATTTGTCTTTTCCTAATTAACTCTTTCATCTTTTCCCATCATCTACTTTTCAATAGATCATCAAGCTTTACCATTTTCTCGTTAGCCATTATCATATATTAGAATCTAAATTAACTGTATTTCTTGTTATTAGTTCTTCCTTTTCAGGCATTCCTTGAGCCATCATCATATTAGCTGCACTATTAGCAACCTCATTATTTACTGCAGGCATTTCAGGTTGTCATTCTCAAAGCTCTAGTAATAATCCTTGTAACTTTTGTAATATCTTTTCTTTTAGATCTCCATCTTCAGCTTTCTGCATATACAACCAAACAGTATAATAATCTAAGTCAGTTCTCTTGAATAAGCTCTTTGGCTCTTCTCATAGATTAACCATGTTAAGATAATCCATTGCAGCTCTCTCTTGAGCTGTATAACTGAATATAGAATTAACTGTATTAGGTTTTAATCATGTAGCTCTAAGATAAAGTCTCTTGAATATAGCTTTATTTACAGGTTTGATTTCTGGATCATTTACTATGATAGGATACAATGACATTAAGTTATTTTTCTGTTGCTCGTTAATAGCATTAATATCTTCAGTAGCTCCAACCATTATGTAAGGCATCTGCTTAGTAACGAATTGGTCTTTATCTAAGCTCTTACCAGTTCGCTCAAAGTCTGGATTAAGCAATACCCATTTCTCTTTTCATTCAGGGAAGTTTTCAAGATATCATCTCCACCATTGGAAGTAATAATCTCTATAAAACCATTGCTTAATAGTATTTTTAAGAGATAATTGCATATTAGCATTAGCTTGTAGTTGTTGAGCTTCTGCTTTAGTCATGCTCTTATCTGGTAAGATTCATTGCTGTAAACTATCTACCTTAGAATCATATTTAGCTTCATTCTCTAGCCATGACATCATATTCCATACATCAGTTTTAATCTGACTTTGAGGAAGTTCATACATAGCATTCTGTATAGGTTGAGTTCCTATCTCGTTTTCATCTATAAATAGATATCTTTGGTCAAATGTTTTCTTCCTTAGCTCTTCCTTATTCTTTATGAGTCTAGAGTTTACTAAGAAATCTCCTCATGTAGCCTCTCTCTTAGCTTTCATTAAAGATAAGTTAGCTAAGATAGATTTGGCATTCTGTTTATCTTCTACTTTATCGCATATAGAAGTACCAAATGGATTTCATCTTACTGGATCATAGTAGTTCAACATGATTGGTCGAGGAATTAACATAGGGTTAAGTTTTTCTTCTTTAGTTACTGGTTTTAATTCCTCTTGATAGAATATCTCAGTAATATCAGGTGAACAAACAAATTTCCATTTTCTACCATCTACAATTGTATAATGTACATAGATATCTAATGCGAAATTATCTTCGATTTCATCAACTAGGATAGGTCAAGTTCAAGCTTTATTGCTGTATGCCTCTCTAGTTAATTCATCTTCCATGTTATATTGCTTAGCAAACCATCTATCTATAGCTTTCTTATCATACATATGTTTAACATCATGGATATTTGTTAACATACAGAATCCATGAAATCTATAATTCTTTCAATCAAACTGTCATGTTTGAGTTGGTAATGGATCAGGAATCCATGATAGAGGATTAATAGCTTTCCAAGTATTAACTAATTGGTCTTTATCGAATCATGTCTTATTCAAGATTCATACACCAAAGAATAAACTATCTTGCTCTACTTGATATTTTATTTGTTGAGTAGCTCATTCTCTCTCATCAAATTCAGCTACTGCATTTAGATTCTGTGCCTCTTCTTCTCCAATCCATCCTTGCCTTGATACAAATTTACATTTAACACCATTGGTAAAGAAAGATGCAATAAGTGTATCCATGTAATTACCAATCATGTTTATATTAATAATTTTTCCTCAATTCTTTGATTGAGGATTCCATTTCATAATTCTATCTCTATATCTTATCCTTGCAGGTCTTACATAATTTAATCCTAATGCATATTCTCTTTGTATTTGAGTAAGTATTGCTGACTTATCCATACTTAGTTATGTAATATAAATTTAATTGCATTATATTCTGAAATTTGAGAATTCAACTATTTTTAATATAGCATATCATCAAAACTGACTGTTATTATTTCAGTATGAGTTGTAGGAGATGTAGATCTATTCAAAGTTCGATACATTCTCATCATTATTGCATCAGCATAGTCTGGAGAATGTCATAACCTTTTCTTCATATCTTCCTTACTCTCTAATCTTACTTTATTCTCTCATTCAAAATCTTTAACAAGGATATTATCTAGCTCTACTTGTATTTTATCTTTAAGCTCTCATGAAGTATTAATTCTGATTTGTCTTTTCTCCATAAGATATTTAAGTCTGAAATAGCATTGAGTTTTTAAGTTAGCATAATTCCTTAGCTCATCCTTTTGAACTATTGGAGTTCAGTTATTCATAAAATTAACACAACCTCTTAAATTATCACACACTCAACCTCAAACTCAGTCTGAGTCGATACAGATATTACTTCTTCTAACATTGTAATATTGTTCTAGCTCTTTAATGGTCTGTACTGTTTGGTCTGTTGTTCTTCAGTTATAGCTCTTAATATCTATAACCTCTAATCATTTCCATATTACTATTACAGTATTATCATCTCATAGTCTCGCTACATCGCAAGTAATATAAGTTGTCTCTTCTGGCTGTACTACAGTAGAAAATAAGTCTGAAATCTCATCCCATCTAAAAAGCTTTCATGGTGTATCATCATAATCAAAGTTTCAGTAGAGGAGTCTCTGCTTAGTAATCTCATCACTTCTCTCTAGCTGTTGGATGTAGCTTTCATCTAGATATGGATTATCTCATGCAGTAGCTCTTACAAACTTTCTGAATGGTGGTAGTGTTCAGTCTTTTCGAGGTTTATAAAAAACATCATAAACATGTCATTTATTAGGATTAAAACACTCTAAGAATTTAGGTGTTTTTCTTATAGTCTCTCAATTAATAACAAAAGTATTCTGTCTTCAGATACGAGTCTTTAACATCTCGATACCTTTAGCTTCTACTTCGTTAGATTCATCAATGAAAGCTCCTGTAAGTTCTAGCGATCAGAATCTTGTTCGCTCTGGATCTGATGGTTGAGATGCACAATCTAATAATATAATCTCACTTCAATTAGGGAACTTTATAGTATTAGTCTGTCCGTTTAATACTCACCAATAATCTTCAGGAATATTGTAATACTTCATAATCTTATAGTAGGTGTTTAGAGTAGTTCTTCTAAGGTTTACTAATTCCTTTCTTCAAATTACCCATCTACTTCATGGTAGCTCCATACAAGCTGACCATACAGCAAAACAACCTAACCAAGATTTACTTCATCATGCAGCTCAACCGAATCAGATTTCAGTAGTAGTTTCATCTTTCCGATACTTTAGAGCCTCTCATTGTTTCTCTGTTGCATAGAAATCTACAAACATCTACTATTTTTTCTTTCTAAAAACAATCTTCCTCTTAGGAG